CGCCAGAAGGTTGAGGCTGATGCGCCTGTTCCATTGTTTAGATTGTTGACCGGGAGATTGTTAGTGACGGCTGTGGAAAGGCTTACTTTCCCAGTGTAGATCCCGTTAGAAGCGTCTGCCTGAACTACGCCTGAAACTAGAGGATCACTAAACATCGCCACTTGATTACCAGCACTGTTACGCAATGTAAATCCAATGGGCGAAAATCCTGTTTTGGCTCCAAAGAACCAAGGGGAAGTTAATGCTGACCCACTAAAGAATTGAATCCCTGAATACCAATCTCCTGCACCTTGGTTTGTGTTCTGTATCTTTAATTGACTGTCGATAACCCCAGATCCGAATGCCCCTGTAATTAGGGTGGTGCTACTTGCCGTTATTGTGGATACGGATATTCCAGATCCCGCTACAAATGTACCGCTTGATGGGTAGTTCCAATAGTTCGTTGCGCCACCTGGAAGAGGAAGGACAACTTGGCTGCTTCCACCGCCTGATATTGTGCAGTCCGTTCTTGTGTTCCCAGCATTGTCGACGCACGAAACACCAGCCCCTGTGAAATTAACTATTGTCCGCTGAGTGAGGTTTGACGCTTCATCCTGTATCGTTGCGTAACCACCACCAGATCCACCTGCAGTAGGACTAGACACCTGAATGGTTCCATCAGCCCACAGGATTTTGTTGATTGCAAAGCCACCGTTATTAGCGTAGAACGTTGCTCCTGAAGCTAGATAGGTATTCGTAGAAGCGACAATAGAAGAAACTGAAATACCATAGGGGAAGCTTGGAGTTATTGAGGAAGGCTGTAAATTGTATCCACTTCCACCGCCTGAGCCTCCATTGATTGTTACTGTAGCCGTAGATCCATTAGCAACTAAAGAAACACCAGCACCCTTAAAATTGATCTGAGCCGTGGGAGAAGTTATTGAAACTCCGTTATAGTTGACACCCAAGGACGAAGATCCACCACCACCACCAGATCCAGTCAATAGGACAGCAACATTCCCATTACAAGTAAGGCTCTGATTCGAAACGGTAAGTTGTCCAGCCATACAGGATGGAGAACCATCGACTTCTTTAACTCGAATAAGATCCTTGTACCCAGTATCCGAGAAAGCAGGAGCAGACAACAATAAAGCTAGGAAAAGTTTTTTAAGCACCATTTAACTCCATCTGCAATGCCTTTCTTATAGAGGTACTTAGCTTGAGATTCCTCATTAAGGGATGTTTCGAAAGCAAACTGAAAGTCATGTTCGTCCTGCTGGATACGCTGCCATTCCTTCTCGATCTCTTCACCCTTCTCAGACAATGCAACGAACTTAGAAAGAAGCTTTAAACGATTCCATTCCAACAAATCTTGTTTAACTGGATTAACTGAAACTGGTTCTTTAATATCAATCGTCTTAATAGGAGATTCAATTCTTTTAAGAATTAAATCAAGCTTCTCAATTCTCATTGCAAGAGACTCTAAAGCATCAGACCCACTTAAAGACTTCTCGACATTGGTAAGCCTCGAAACAACATATCCAAGATTCTCAATCTTTGAAATAAGCGTTGAGATCCCTTCAATATTTCGGATCGACGCTAAGGCTGTCTCAATCTTCTCTGAAAGTTTCATTAGTGAAGATCCAGTTTCAGCTTGTAAGTACCGTCCTGAGTTGCGTTCTCAATCAATACCGTCTTTAGAATCCCAACGCTCAAATCGAGCATTTCAGCCATCGTGCCAATCTGACCTGTTCGCTTAACCATAATGTCGCCTTCCCCGTCTTTAAAAGTGACATCGTAAGTGTCGGATTCTGCTACAGGTACAACGCGAACCCATCGGGCAATAGCCCAAAGAGGAGTCACTGAACCTGTCCCCGTATTGCTCGAAACTGTGATATTAAGGAGCCGAACCTGCTCGCGTCCCGGATTGCTCATCGTGCGTTCTCCTTCGTTGTTACTTTGTCGATAAAAGTGGCGTAGGCTGCTGCTCTAGTTGCTCCATCTACCGCCCTGTTGTAAACCCGTGGGATTTGTCGTAACGCTCCAGCGATCTTGTCCATAGCTTCCGCACTGAGTTGATGTCCGAATTTGTGATAGATCCTATTCGCTATGTTATTGACGATGGAATTCCTGCTTGCTCCAGCTTCGTAGGCAAGAGCCAACTCATTCATTCGATCGAGTTTTGAAAGGTTGCTGTAATCTCCAAGTGCCTTTTGATATTCAGCACCTTGAGATTTTGGGAGAGCGTTCATTAGCGCAGCATTATTTTTCTCAGAAACAAGATTAGCAACATCTGTTGCTGCACCGGATGGCTGTAACAGTTTCGATTGTGATCCAGCGTATTTGTTTATTTTCGTCGAAACCTTCGCAACTTCATTGAATGTTGTCGGACGGCGTAAATCGTATTCTGGGATGTAGTTAGGATCTTCTTGAGTTCTTCTGAATATTTCATATGGGTCTGTCGTCCCTGTAACAGTTCGTTCCGTTCCTGGTGTGTAATCTGGATTCGGAACTTCCATTTTCTCCGGGCCTGAAAGTGGATAGTTTTGATTTTGCTTTTGAATCGTCTTTTCACCTTTTCCAGGTGTTGCCACTTTGAATGATCCAGTCTCCGTAGGAATGTCTCTCCCCATGTATCCAGACATTTCTTCACTACGAGTCAGCTTGTCTACTGGCTCAAGCTTCAAGACCTCATCTATTGCCTTCCGTAATTCTTTAGATTCCCCAGACATTACACCTGACGCATACTTTGGCCCTAAATCTTGCTCAATAGCTTGGGCGATTGTTTTTGCTTCTGGAGAATCGCCATATAGATCCCCAAGTCCTCGAAGTTCTTCAAGTCTCTTCCCAGACTGTTTCATTCCAGCTTCAATAGAAGCCTGTCTTGATTCCGGGCTATTTAACGGAGTGACGTATTTGTTCTCTCTTGCATATCTACCAAGCCTCAGAGCTTCTTCTGCGCCCAATTCTTTTGCATTTGCAAGAGTGCCGCCGGAAGCCTTGAACCATCTTGAATCAGCAGAAGCAGTTGCCTTCTTAGCTAAGTTGGAGGTAGCGTTCTCTACAGTTCTTAGCCCTGTTGCAGACTTCGATCCAGGAATAAGCATTGTTGCAGCTATCTCTCCGGCAATGGGGAGAGCAGCAGAAACGTATGGATTGACTCCTTTGCTACCCATCCATTCGGCAGCGCCACCTTCCGCAGCCTGAATACCTCGTCCAACAGCTCCAATCCCTTGTTGCAAATAATCAATCGGCTTATCTGTCCCGAACGAAACGTTTGATAGTCCTCTTGCAATAGCCTCACCACCACGCGCTAAAGGGTCCATAACTGCGCTTTGGATGCCAGATGAGACATCAGCTGCTCTGTTAATCCACGGTTCGGACTGTCCTGTCCCGGACTGATCGAACGTAACGTCGGAGTATTCTGGGAATTTGGCAACCATCTTTTGTGCCAATTCACGATTATCCATGTCAGCGTAATCTGGGTATTTTGTCTTAATCTTTGTTGCGAATTCGTTATAGTCCATTAGCGAATACCAAGAGGATCAGAAGCAGCTCCACCACCACTTGCTGGATTTCTATACCCGGCTGATTTGTATCCAGCTTCTCTGTTGGCAATGATCTGAGCGTATCTGGTTTTAAATGACTGAAGCTTTGTTTTGAAGTCGATGTCGCTCTTAGAGTCATCAGGAATCAATTCTAAAAGTCTGTCCCATTCCTGTTTTTCACCAACAGCCGCACCAGTACGTTCGTTAATCACAGCACTTCTAAGATCGGCGATGGATCTTTCAAAGTTAGCACCTTTCTCTGATGCTCCAAGTCCCAGTGTAGGAACATCGTATTTCTGAGATGCTTTTCTAATAGGAGAATCTATTGCACCAACGAATTTAGGATCGTATGACTTCTCGATGTTGTCGATAAGCTGCAGGAATCCTGTCTGTCCAGCAGATTTCTCAACCGCAGCAGAAGGAACTTGAGGAGGAACATTGGGGCCAAATGCCGCACCTTCTGGCATCTGGTCTTGCCGGTAGAACTTTGTTGATTCATCTCCACTCCGAGTATCAAACACTTGATATCCGATAGCCTTGCCAGAAGCGTCATAGACTGTCTGTCTCTTCTGGAAAGTCTTTTTTTGATCCATTTCCCCTTGTAGCTTTGTCCCTTTATCAATAATTGTTCTTCCACTTTTAGGTCGCTGAACTTGCTCCTGAATATACCCGCCACCGGGTAGAGGTTTCATCACCGTGTCGGTAGTCATCCCTTCTGTCCCTTGTGGATACACTTTAAGGAACTCTGCATATTTCTGAATCAATGGAGACTTTTGTGGCTCTACGAATTGCATCTCCTGTTGATTCTGTACTGGAATCCCACTCTCAGCATTGGCTGTTCCCTGCATCTGAACAGGCCCGAATGGAGTGCTAGTCACATCCCTGTTCGTTGGCAAGGAATTAGCTGGCCCTTGAGCAGGGTTCAATAACTGTTGTTGCTCAATGGCAGGGAGAGAGGCAACGTCTCCACGTTTGTAGAATTCCTCTCTTCCTTTTCTTGCACTTTCATCCATCAGCATTTTCTGTTGTTGTTGTTTTAATGCCTGATCCTGCTGAAGAGCCTTATTTTCAACATAAGTCCGCAGCAACTGATTCGCGCTATCAAGAGTCTCAAGCGCAGGGTTCTTTCTATTCACATAATCATTTACTAACCAATCTGGCGGCGGCTGAAATTGAAGTGCCATTAGTAACTACCTCCTTGAGAAGAACCGTATGCGCCCAATGCTGCCCCACCAATACCTCCGGCAAGAGCCCCCCATGGACCTCCGGCCATACCACCAGCCATTGCTCCAGACATTGCTCCCTGTAGCCCTCCAGCTATGGCATTCCCTCTTTTCCCATACTTAGCCAAATACTGGTTATAAGCGTCTTTCTGTAGCGAGTAATCTGCGTATTGATTCGATCTGCTGACGTTATTCTGAATTCCTGCGTACTGGGCCTGAATCCCTGAATTCGTCAAGTTCTGCTGATTCTGAACCTGTTGAGCGTAATCGTTGTAAGCGTTCTGCTGACGACCGCCATACTGAGACGCGCTTAACTGGGCGAGGTACTGTTCGCGCTGAGTGTTCTGCTGTCCGGCTGATTGTGTAGCCGCATTCTGAAATGCTGAGGAATCGAAGGATCGCCCCTGTTTCGCATAGGCTTCCTGAATAGACGGAAGGATTTTCTCAGAGTAGTAACGCTGATCGTAACCCTGGAGCTTCCCGGATAACTCGTCTTGGAATGCCTGATCTTTCTTTTGAGTAGCTTCTGGTTGCTGATCTAGAAACTGCTGTAGCTGATATTGATCGGTCGTCCCAGAAGACAACAATGCTCCGAAATGATTTAGTTCGTCTTGAGTCGCCGTTCTTCCGAGAGATGACTGAAACATCTGATTGACTGAGTCAAAATGCTTCGGCGCGTTAGCTAAATATTCTTCCTGCTGCTTTGCGTATAGTTTTTCAGGGCTATTATCTTCAGCGTATTTCTGCGTCGCTATGAAAGCTCCGCCCTTCCCTTCCTGGGCGGCAGGAAGAGCCATGTTGATCTCTGTAGGGGTTGGAACTCGACCGTAGATGCTTAGGTAGTCTTTGATTACTGTAGCGGCTTTATCGCTCGTATTCCCAAATTGGAATTGACCATTTTTAATTCGATCTGCAATGGTGTTTATTCCTTCCTGAGATTGCCACTCATTTGCATATGGATCGGATGCAGGAGCCGAGGATTTCTTTTTACCTTTAAATAAAGATCCAACACCTGCTCCGGCAAGAGTTCCCATTCCTGGGATCACGCTTCCATACATTGCACCTTTAGCGGCTTCAGACATAAATCCTCCTTACGGTAACGTCTGGAATATTGAGACTAATTGAGTTTTAAAAGCTTCGTACTGATCGATCATTGCCGCCTGTTGCGCAGGAGTTATCGTTACGATCAGAGATCCCCTTGAACCAATATCCAGCTGCCAATTGTTGTCTGAGAGTTCTTTGGCTTGTCTTAGAAGCATTGATAAGTCATTGAGCTTTGCTTGAAGATCTGCCACAGCCTGTATGGCACTAGGAATTTGCGGAACTGTAATAGCCATCTAGCGAATCCTCCTTGCTGACAGTCGTGCGTGAAGAATAGGGGTTGCAGCACCGTAGTTATCTAAGTACTTGAGATAAACAGGAGTTGAAGCGGAAACAGACTTTCTGTAATTTGCGATTGCGCCTGAATAGTGAGTAGCACCACTTGCTACTGTAAATATGATCCAGTTTTCCCCTCGGGTAAGAGTTGCTCCAGAATTCCCTGATGTAGTTCCAATTCCGATATTTGTATTTCCGCTATGGCTTGATCCGTTGGGGTCATAGTAATAACCAACTGTAACGTCCCAATCTCCAGCAGTCAAAGTAATAGAAGTTGCATCTCCCCATACTCCTGTAGCCGGAAAGTTCGTTGCTCCGATAACAGACTCGATGTACTGACCAATACATCCCGTACAAGAAGATGATCCGTCTGTTACACCTTTCACGCTTTGCGATCCAGTGACAGTGAGAGAAGAGACACTAATATTCCTGATTGTTACGGTAGATCCTTTTAAGACATTCCTAATGTCGTAATAAACGTTTGTTAGTTCATCGTTTAGTTTTGGATCTTCGAATCCGTATTTTGGACCAGATGCTATACATGGGGTCGCTAGAAGGATGAGGAGTAGCTTCTTCAATTCTGGGGCCTGTAGGGATTCTGGGTGAATCCAATGCGGAAGCCCATGAATTCCCACGCGCTACTTGTCGAAGTATCCCCGTATTTAATGGAGAACGTGTATCCGAGCTTCCCTGAAGGTAGGAGCTTTCGGCTTTGGATGATTGAATTCGTAGTGCTGGAAAGACCAATTGAATAGCTTGTTTCTGTGGAAGTCTCTACAGCATATGTAGCCGTCAGAGTTGAACCCTGGTCGCGTTTTGCAATCGTGTCGATGTTCGTTAGCTGGGTCTGAAGGAAGGGATCTGTCCCTGAAAATTCCTTAGATTTCCAGTAGGACTGGATAGCGGTTCCATTGTCTGATGTGGTAGTCCCGTAATTAAAAACATTCCCTGCTGTCGTGTCTCCAAAGTAGAGAGTATTGGCCTGAACAAGCATCCCACCCGCTCCGAAGTTATAGAACGTCCACGAATCGTTTATTAGATCGCGTTTGAAGATGTAATTATTTACGGATTGACCAGAACCGTAGGCGACGGATTGCCATATAGAGTTATCAAAATACGTCATATATGCCTGGTCTGTGGCAGATCCTTCGAACCAGTTTATTGTGAAGTCGTTAAGTGTAGGAGTCTGAGTCGCAGCCGTTATTGCGAAATCGTCTCGAACTTGTATATATGTTCCTGTCGATGCCGATACTAGGCCACCAACTGTTTGAAGAACCCATGAAGGTGTTGATGAAAGAACAGTAAAAACACTAGTAGAAGATCTTATATAGAACGTCTCAGTTCCATCGTTCAGTGATTGTCCGGCACTGAATGTAGACCATGCGTTTAGATTTGGTGCATTCTTAACGCTAGAAAAATATGATCCTGATGATCTTGCGACAACAGTCGCATCATTTAACGTTGTTAATGCATCGTCAGTGCCTGAGACTGTAAAACTTGAAACGTAGCGTAAGTATCTATTGGCTTGAGCATTAGTTCCTGAACTCGTCATCAATGTGAACCACTGTCCAAGAGTTGACGTAGAATGTTGGACTATAAATATCGGAGTTGAGTCGTTTGCAGTCCATGATGCTTGAACTTGTGCTACGGAAGTGCTTAATGCGGTATCAAATACTCTAGAAGTAAAACTACCGGCTGTTATAGTGCTAGAGCCAGCAGAAACATTGTCGAATGAGCAAGCCGTGTATGTCCCTGGTGCAGAGTCAACTTCGCATGTGAAATAATAATCAAGAATTCCACTGAAAATATAAGAACTTATAGTTTTTAATCTAATTTCATATGTTGATAAAAGTCCTCCTGATAGGCAGTTGTCGTAATATTGTTTAAATTGGAATTTAACTCTTTTCCCGATTAAAGATGAATCTACATATGAATCCGATGTCCATGAACACGATTTTTCAGATACTGAAAGAGTTCTTGTCGATAGATAAACATCATTCTGATCTAGGATATTTACATATAAAGCTTCATTGCAGGATGAAACAGAAGATCCTCCTGCTTTCATTCTCAGAAATTTAGATCCAGACTGAGGATTTAATGTGCAGTTCCCTGTATATACCTCAGAATTATCGAATACCGCATTAGATGCCCCCGCTGTTGCATCTGCTGAATAATTTGTAGCTAATGTTCCTTCAAAGTCTGGATCTGTAATTGTCCCTGCGTTGTTTGTTGATATTCGAACGTCATTTGTTCCAATGATTACGTTTACCCCAGATCCCTGATTAAAGTCAGAAGATCCTGTGTCTGTAGATGAATAGCTCGAAACAACCACACTCCCTACGTTTATCGTTGTTGAAAGTGTCCCCGATGGATTAATCCTCCCACTTTCAAAATCAGATTGAGTTGTTTGCGTCCATAGATTCGCTGTTCGTTTTCCAGAAACCTGAACGTAAGGTGTAATGTCTACGCTTTCTTTGCTCAATGATGAACAGTCATATACCCACGTATGTCCGTCCTGTCCTCGAAACCACACGCGACCACCGGGATCTACCGCTGACGTATTGTCGAATGTTCCAATCGTGTCAGAAACAGTCTTAACCTGGGCTGTGTACTGGTTATCAAAGTCAAAGTAGCCAAACGATTGATCTTTCCACCATAAAAGCTTCCCGCAAGCCCATCGAATATGTGTTAGTTTGCTTCCCTGAGAAGCGATCACTTCAGTGAAAGCGTCAGTATCATTGACTCCAGTAACAAAGTTCGTAAAGGTATTTGACTGAGAAACATAGAGAGTATTCGGAGTACCAGAAACACCTGCCACGACAACACGATCAGGAGTAACTTCTACCATCGTCCCAAGTGGAGATGTGTACCAGCTTTTCGTTACTCCATCGGTCCTAAGATACATATCCCTGTTTGAGTTGACGCAATACGTGTATCCCTGAGTATCAGCGCAGTCCCAAGTGGAATTCAGTGTTGCAGACGAAACAAGTGTTGTCGGAGTCCCATCGGCGACAATGCTGAATAAACTCCGAGAAGATCCCCAAATCTGATAATCATTCCCTGTTGAGTCGAAGGCGTGAAACCCTCCGTGCATAGCCTGAGTCGTGGAAAGGGCCTTATAAAGCCCATACCCATCACGTTTCTTTACGGATAGGCCCCCAGGTGTTACGTCCACATTGAGTAAGTCCTGCGCCGTATCGTTATTAATCGTCAGAGGATTATTGTTAGCGTTGATCCCACCCTTGAAATTGGAGACGGCTATCTGATCTCCAAATGAATAATTGGCCCCTAGAATCGAAAGTATGGAGGTCAAAAAGATAGCTTTAAATGCGTATTTCACTTAACCATCCTAGGATTGCCAGAATTCCAGTAACGTCCACCAGAAAGACGTTTAGGTTCTTCTGCTTCTAAAGCTTTAAATACCTGAACAACTTCTGCAAGTACATTACGAGCAATCGTTCCGTAGCTAGAAGATTTTTGAGCGTTTTCATTTGAAGGATCTCGGAGCAAAAGTTTAGAAGAAACGCTATACGCAAGCCCCCAGTCAAATGGACGAAGTAGATAGTTTGAGCCTGTTCCAGACATAAACGGAACATCCGTAGTAGCAGACATCGGAGTATGGCGTTTAATGTATTCGACAACTAAATAAGCTCCAGTATCTCCTGATTGAGGAGTGGGATGAAGGGTGATGTACTGGGTGTCAGGATCAGTGGCTTCAATAAAGAACTCCAAAGGAGTTCCAATATCCTGAGTCCAGTCCCTTCCAGATAGATGATCGAAATAAGCCTTACTTCTCTTGAGCAAGTCGATACCTTTGTGAGTAACACGCGGGAAAGAAATAGGGGTTCCAGTAAGAGTGGAAAGAGCATATTGCCTGGTTCCATCAACAACCGTCAGGGTAACGGTATCTGTAATAAGCTTTGCTTCTAGATTCCATGTATCCTGAGAATTGTCTAACTCAGTGTTAATGTCGGATAGGCTATACCGATCATGGTTAGGATCGTTCGAAAGCGATCCAATAAGTGACTGCAATTCAGTTAAAGTCATGCTACCGCCTCTAATTCGTCTTCAAGAATAACGGACGAATTCGCAATATTTTTGAGAAGCCTTAAATACTTCGGAGAGTTTCGACTTACGTTGAAATCTTTGCGGACTCTTTTACCTGCAATGCGGCCTAGCGTATCTCGCGCATATTCATCTTCAATGAGTCCCGTTAATGCAGAAACCCACTCATCATTTGTTTTAACGAGAAGACCATCTTGTCCGGGTCTGACTGTCTCTGTGAAGTGGCCTACGTTAGACGCTACCGTCGGAATATTTAACGCCGAATATTCAAGCCAACGTAAATTCGATTTAGAGCGATTAAAATTACAGTCAACAAGAGGAGCAATGCCGATGTCAAACCCAAAAGAAGCAGCAAATGGAGCATATCGGTTAATGGCAACTGACCTATCTGTGTAATAAACATTCTTCAGCCCCTCAAATGGATATGGCTTATTTAGTGCCTCACAAGACTTCTTAATCGCGGAGTTGATCAGGCACAGCTTCACTTCTGGATTTCTAACAAGGACTTCTCGTAGCGCAGGAGAAACCATCATCAGATCATCGAAGTGCGCTCGTCCACCAATCCATCCAAGACGAACTCCTTTGTGCTTCTTCTTTGAAACCTTATCCCATCCAATGAACTTGCGATCACCTTTAAAATCTAAAGAGTTTTCAATAACGTAAATATTGTCATTGATCCCTGCGTATGTTTGACCTAAATGCGGAGTCGTCACAGTAATAGCATCGGCATTACGCATAGAATCCAGAGCAATCCGACGGAAAGAAGAACCATTCTTAAACGATCCATACGCTTCGTTCCACGGTGGAACATCCACGTAATTGTCATCTACTTCGACGATGAATGGCTTTTGATGTTTGTGCTGCATCTCTAAGAAGAACTCCAGAGACTGCTCGTAATACATCGGATGCCATACAACAACATCAGCATGTTCGCAAAAATGGTCTATGGCGGCTCTAACGTACTGACCAATCGTTAATCCTGGGACATCGCCAGAAGGAGTATTTAGATTTAAATCTTCCTGCCATGTATGAAGAACTGTGGGATCAGTTTCATATCTAAACCACGCAAGATCAACAATCGTATTTCGATACTTTCGAAATTCAAAAGCCCAAGTTGCTAAACGGTAGTAGTTCACTCCGTCGGTGGAGGCAGGAATCATTGCAACTCTAAATTTCTTAGACACGCGCTAAATACTCCGTTTTTACTTTATCTACTTCGCTTTGATCGCGTTTAGCCATCGTGTTATCTTCTGTTACTCTGTAGTAACACATAGGATTCTTAATATTTTTTATCGAATATCCAAGTTTATGTGCATCCCACTGAAATTTCCAATCATCAAGTCCGAGCTTTGTGTAAAGACCTTCTTCGTATTTGACGCTCTCAGAAAGTTTCTTTGTATAGGCCATCGTCGAGTGGCAGATATAGTTCAACTTCTTCTCTTTTGAGACGATAGGATCAAATGGCGCACTGATAATTTTCTGCGTTGCAGTCCCAGTTGAATCAGTAATAAAGAACGATCCGTACAAAAGATCAGCCTTCTTCATCTGGAAGGCAGCGATCGTATCTTTGGCTCTATTGCGTGTTGCCATATCGTCGGAATCTAGAACCATGATAATGTCCGACTGAGACTCCTGATTGCCTAAGTTCCGTGCAGAAGATCGGCCCATGTTTGTTTCTTGATTTAATAGTTTCACTCGCTTATCTTCCGAACGATGCCACTCGATAATGTCTTGAGTCCCATCATTTGAGCCATCGTTTACGACGATGATTTCGATTTGCTTGATCGTCTGGTTCCTGCACGACCAGATTGCTTTTGAGATCCATCGTTCTGAGTTATACGCAGGAATTACAAATGATGCTCTGGGAGTCATGACAGCACCTCCAGAGCTGGTTTAGAGAGGTTCTTAATCGCCTCAATGAACCGGGATGGATCAGCTTCAAATAAATAGTAATCCTGAGCTTCTTTATTAAATGGCTCAGTTCTAGTTTCTCGAATCTTCGTATAGAGATCTTTCTTGAACTTTTCCCATGTTTGATCGGGATCAATGAATCCGCAGTACGGAGCCTGAACGTTTGAAATCACGTTCCTGCCATTCACGTGCGCCACAAGCATCGCGTTATCAAGGGCCGCAAACTGATAGAAGCTCAGGAAGCAGGAGAAGTCTTCCACCTTCCCGGCGTTGTAGATGAACTTAATGTGCGGGAGATCAATAGCTAGGTCCTTTAGAAGCTCCGCATAGGACTTGTCCGAAGCTACTAGGACCGTGAACTTTTCAGGCAACGTTTTGGAAACCTTCGAAATATCATCTTCTGCCAGAGGCAAAGGAAGGACTTCAGCCGAAATCCCCAGTTCTGAAAGCTTGTTCTTCTCGTAATCCGTGTTGCAGTAGTTAATGACACCTTTAGAAACCTTAATGGTTTCCATAACCACTGAATATTTGGCATCCCGGAGCCCTTCTATCTCTCCGGGTAGCCAATATTGGATTTTAACGACATCGCTTGCAATCCCTTCGAAACGGGACATAAAGTTATAGCCTATGTTAAGGATCGTCTTATAAACGCTAGGCGTAGGACCAGTAGGCTTAATTAAGTCTCCACCTAGGATTTTCGCGATCTTAATTGCCCGTTCGCGATAGTTCTGTGAGAATACTCCGATTGTTCGGCCTTCAATGCCATGCTTGCGACGAACTATATTGATCGTCTCATCACGCTTTTCAGCACTCCACTTATCAGAAGACAGTCCTGAGTCATAAGTGTGCGTAATGAACCCAGAACCTTCCACAAACACGCCTTTAAGGCCCTTCTCGACCGCTGTAAGCCAATAATCCCAGTCTTGTGCAGCATTGAGGCTTTCGTCCCATTTAAGGGCCTTCTCGCGCTTAATAGGGGCCATGGACGAAATGTAGTTACCACAGGTCAAGCTGTAGGCATCAAAGGATTCGGACTGGAATTCTCCCTTGCCTTCAGACATCTCATACCCGGAATAAACGAAGTCTGCATCTGGGACAGCTTCGAACTCTTCAACCATGCGTTTTGCATGGTCTGGCTTGATTTCACAGTCTGCGTCCCAGAACCAGACATACTTTCCAGTAGCTAGTTCTAGTCCAGCGTTTCTAGCCTTAGGAGCCCCGCCATGTTCAATAACAAGTGTTTTAACGCTTTTAAACTCAGAAGCGACTGCCTGTAATTCCTTATCCTCGCCGTCAAAGACCGCAATAACCTCGAAATCTTTGAAACTCATATCGAATAATTTGGATAAACAGAGCCTAAAAATATCGACTGGCTTTTTATAGACGGGGATAACGAACGAAATAACAGGCTTTTTAGACACTCAATACCTCTTTCTTGAATTGATCGAACTCGTCTGAGTACTTTGCAAACACATCTGGAACAGGTACTTTTGACTCTTGAAATTCGAATTCTCCGAACTGGCTGGAAGATGGTTCAAGGCTTACCCTGGGGTGGTTGATGGCTAATTCTTCTATTGTCTCAATACTCGTTTTAGGGTAAAGAGTCTGCATACAAAGCTTCATTTTCTCTAAGCGACGCTTGTATCCCTTCAATTCGCAGTAGTGATTAACTTCAAATCCGCTGTCAGCGACACGGAATGGGTACTTTGTGAATTCTGTACCGTAGTGCTTATAACTGCGACCGGTGATAGAAGAATGGTAGAAATCCTCGTTCTGAGAGCCATAAGCACCGTAATAATGGACTCCGAACTTCTTAACGTGTATGTTCTTCCACTTGTTCGCCCGACCCTTTGTGATAACCGTCTGTAGATCGCCAGAGAAGCTGGTCATATTGACAAACCATGCGGTAGGACCAGAATCCAAATCCATGCCCTTCGTGATAATCATGTCCGGGTGAAGGAACATAACGGCATCCCCTGTTGACTTTTCAATGCAGTCGTTAAATGATTTGTTATAGAGAAGCATGTCATGAGGGTGGAAAGTGGGGTATTTGTCTAGAATAACCAGCTTCTCATGTGCGTACTTTTGCTTCACGTGGAACAGTAAATCCCTAGTTCCATCACTAGATTTTTCGTCTACTGCATAGATGAATTCATGAATATAGGGTAAACCAGCCATAATGCTCATGCCGATGAAGTCAACTTCGTTCAGAACTGGGCAGACTACGCTAATTTTCATTTAAATGCCTCAACATTCAGAGAAACGCTCTTTCCGTCTAGGGTAGACACAAGGTTTGAGCAGTCGTCTAGGCCATGAGGCATTGTGCTGATGCGCTTTACGTCCGTGAACCCCGATTTGACGAGTTCATTAGCAAGCGTGGCGAAAGTAAATGGGACGTAGTGGAAGGCCAGAGGATAGCCCTGATCGCCGAAAAGGAAGTTTGTAACCCAAGGAGTAAGACCATTTTTCTGGTAAATCTCGATGGCTCTGGCGAAATCGGGGACTCCGACGACGAGTTTTCCGCCTTTCTTTAGAACCCTGCACCACTCTTTAAGGACTTCTTGTGTACGCACGTGGGGGAAATGCTCGAGGATCTGAGAGGCGTAAATCTCAGAAACTGAGCTATCTTCGAACGGCAAATCGGATACGTCAGATTTAATGTCTACATCGTGTTCGGGGGAGAGGTCAACGGTGAGGAATCCTGGGATGATGGTTCCGCGACCGCCGAGGTTGAGACGGATTTCTCCGCTCTGTGAGGACAAACTCTTCCGTTCCTTTCGATCCAATTGCAGTTCATGCATAGGATTGAAAGAATATCCTTATCTGGGAAGTTATTTCGGACCAAGTAGTGATAGAAATTCCCTCTAACTTTTCGATGTGATTCCCCATTTTTCTGAAGATGCTCGACAGTAAGGAATCCAATTTCTTTTTCTCCACAACAGGAGCAACGTCCACCATAAGCTTCGACAACCATTGTTTTGTATTTAAGCAACCGAATACGTTGCTCTTCTGACTTATAATTTTTGTTTCCCGCATACCAGTTCGCGCTAATTTCTTTTCGTTTTTCAGGATTAAGCTCGTCCCATTTACGACTGGCGATTGATCGCTTATTGGAATTTTTCTTGTACCACTTAGCTCCATAAGCATTCCATTTCTCACGATTCTTCTCTCTCCACTCTTTGTGATACTGCTTTCTCTGCTCTGGCGTAACTGTCTTTTGTCGTCCCATTTTGGTAATCCTCCTTGGATAGTCACTACTAACCTACCCAAGGAGTATACCATGTTACTTTGCTTTATGCAATAATCTCATGAGCAAAGAGCAGACGTCCTGCCGACGGATTCAGGCATGCGCCCGCTCCGTAAACTTTATACGCGACATCAGTAAACTGGTTGAACGGGTCATTTTTATCCGGACCCCGAGCAATCAGCATTTCGACCTGACCGTTAAGCGTGGTCAGACCGTATGCCTGTTGACCGAACACGAACACCAAGTTCACGCTATGAGCAGTAACCGCGTAACGAGGAGCTTCCGTGGACGTAACGAAGCGAATACCTTCAACCTGACCAGTTTCGCCGCGATACATCGTTTCTTTGGAGTTCTGGTACTGATTCCAGTTGATCCAAGTCGGATCACGTCGGAGCGCATGCAGTGCGTTCGGATGCGTGTAGCCCACAAACAGCCCGTCAGCCATAGGCCGAGCGTTCTGATTGCGAAGCTGCGCTAACCCTTTGCGGAGCAAGTTGACCGACACCTGCGAGGAAAGGCCAGGAGCAGTCTTGCTGACAGCCGACAATCGAGCAGCAGAGGTCCCGAAGATCGCCGGGAACTGGAACTGAGCGTTAGAGGCGTTATTCGTACCCGTCACCGCACACATCGCAGAAGCGCGAGAACTCATCATCGCGGACAACAGGCCCGTGGTGGAGAGGTTATTCGCGTAGCTGGATTTGTAGATACCCGTCTGACAGATGCGTTCCACGGTCTTAGCAGCAGAATCCGAGAGAACGTCCATCGAACCATTGACAGCATCAAAGATCGCCGTCATCTGGAACAGGTCTGTCAGTTTATGGCCACGACCGTATCCGGCAATGGTCGCTGTAACTCTGCGAGACGACAGAGCAACCAGCGAGTTCTGAACGCCTTCGCCGAGCGTCGAGGAAGCCGCGCCAAGTGTGCGCCAGCCGTTCCAAGTCGCTGTGGTACCCGTTCGGAGGGGGAGTTCGTCGCGCTGCGCGAACTCAGCCAATTTCACCTGCGGTTCAAGGCGCACAAGCATCTTGCGCGAGAACCACGCCTGCATCATGTTGTTGTTAATCGACGTAGTGCTATTTGTATCAGCCATCTTAATTTACCTTAGATGGCACTTTTGTTTTTAAGCAGACGGTGTATCCCTCAGTTCCCCGCCAACATTCGTCGCACGGCTTCGTCCCCTAGAGCTTCCTGCTTTTTATCGCGTAGATCAAAGGAATTTAAACTGCCAGCAACGTTTATTGAAGATTGAACTGAAGCCGACGGAGCGGAAGGTGGTGTGCCACCGCCCAATACTGGGCTAAGTGGTCTGCTTGGTAGTGCCTGTGCCCCTTGCGGAGCATCCCCAAGTCGCAACTCTTCCTTAACTTCTAACCAGGCAGCTTTATGAGGATTCTTTCGAGAAGCAATATCAGGATCAGAAGCAATCTTCGCGTTAATCGCCGCAAACACGTCCGGGCGAAGCACGCGAGAATCTTTTTCTGCAAGTCCCTGAATATTCGAGCGAACTGATTCCACTTTCTCTTTTTCTTCGATTGGCTGGAATCGTCGCTGAATCGCCAAATCAATCAGTCGAGCAGTCGTTGTCAGAGGGTCCTGCTGATAGTCTCTTCGAACGATCTCTTCTAACTGCTGTTCGTTTAAGTTCCCCTGAGGAACCGGCTGAACAGGTTGAGGAATACTCTGCGGAAGATTGGCTGCGAGTTTTTCAGGATTCGGCATATTCCGAAACTTAGTCTCTCGCTCGCTGTATTCGCGCATGTAATCTTCGACTGTTTTGGCTACTGCTGTTTCCTTCTGCTGAATTGCCTCATCAAGTTGCCTGGTTGAAGCCGCTATTTTATCAACGTCCACTGCTCCATCGGGTTTTAAGAACTTTTGCGGAACCTCAACGCTAGGCGGAGCCTGAAACGCTGGATTTGCAACAGGAGCTTGTGCAAGGTCTGAGAGTGTCAGACTTTGCGGGTCCATGTTGGTTGCTTCGGCATTTGCAATCGCCTGACGGACAGCAGCGTCATCTAATACGGGATCTAGATTGGCCAATGCCTGTACGGGTTGTGATTGCGGAGCCGAACGGTTCGTCGCTGGTTCAATGATTACTTGTCCTGGTGTTACTTCCATTTGATTCTCCTTGATCCGTCCTCGTAAGGATTGTGGATCGACTATACGTTCAGGATTACGCCGTCACCCGGTCGAGGTTAACGACAACATCGGCCTTCGGATTGTGGCGAATTTCCTGTGTTACTACTCTTCGTGCGCTCAATACAGACTCCAGCATGTCCTGATAAGCCTTCCTGCGGGCGCACAAATCCATAAGTCCCATTTCCATCCCTGTCAAAAGCCTTCTATCTACTTCAATGTTTACTCTCTTAATCTCTTCGAAACAAGAGTTAAGCCAAATCCCTCGAACCGCTGAATCATTCAAAGCGTCTGCAATAGCGGACGTATCAAGACCATTGAATTCCTCTGGAGCGAAGTATTCGTTAAACCATCGCTTTAACTTCTTCATGATCCACTAGTTACTGGCGTTCGACGAACTTGGTTAGGCGATTGGGGTAAAAAAGATGGCTGATTGCCATTAGGACCGCCCTTTAGACCCGGGCCTTCCGTTTCGGGAGGAGGAGCCATCATCGGCATAGGAAGAACCATCTTGTCGACTTCGTCTCCCGTACCCATGATTTCCGCCGAATACTTAGCCGCCTCAGAAAGATTGACGACTGGAGCAAACGTTTTCGTCCAGTCCATAAACTGCGCTGATTTGATCGTTTTATTTTCAAGGCTGAATATCCCCATTGGTTTAAAGCGATAAGAGTTCGCAACAATCTCAGGAGGAGGAAACGCAAACGCCATGTATCGTGGAACCATCAAAGGCTGAGGAGGCAACTGCGGTAAAGGCGGCATCCCCGGAGGAGGCGGTGGAGGAGGAGGCGAAGGCATCTCTCCAACCTGAATGGGATCTTCTCCAAGAATAGGTTTTAAATCTTCTGGCTGAAGGTTCTGGTAAATGAGCCCGTAAATGCGTTCTGCCACTTTGAGAATGAACTCGCTTTCCATCACCATCCCGTAAGCAGCGACTCTTTCGTTAAACATCTGCTTGAGCATTTCCATCCCGCCCAAGGTCTGGTTCGAATCTTTAACAATTCCAGAACTCCCAAGAGTTACGCGGTTTGCTCCCGTCTTTTCCTGGACCATGCGTTCGATGTTGAAACGATGTTCGAAGAATGACCGTGCAAGATCAGGGAACTCAATCGGCATGATGGCTTTGCGAACGTCATCAACGTTTGATTTAAGACGAACCATCGCACCCGGCTTGGAAACCAAGTCCTGATCGGGATTGACCATCGCACTTTCGATGATGGCAAGCATCTTGTTGATAATCAGGTTCATATTGTCGATTCCGAGATTCCCGGATTCGTTAATTTCGTCCTGATCGTCGAACAACACTTCTGGAATACCTTTCCCGTAAGTTTCGCCTGTGCGGATATAGTCGAGTTTAAGGATCGGACATTCAGCGTCGAACTGAGCGTTGATTTGCGAGGAGAGAATCGCTACGCCAGAGGCAACCATAACTTTCGCAGGAACAAGTTCCTCAGCTTCATCACCATCAGGCATACCAAACCCATCTTCAAGCCATTTACGAGGAATAAGGTTATATAGCTCCCAGATAGTATGTCGTTTTTCATTGCGAGGCATATCGCGGTGAACTTCGAAGTACCCACGCTCTTGTTTAATATCCGAGACATCCAGTTCAAATTTTTCACCTTCCGTGACATCCTGCAACTGTTCGCGCACATCCATAAACTGACCATTCTTAATGAACGTAACAATAGTCCCATAAGACAATTTATCCCGATGAATCACTTTATCCCACGTGGTCGTGTTAGGTTCAGGGAAAATATCTCGGATGTGAACGTATCGAGCGCAAAGCTGATTCTTGAGCAACACGACCGCTGGTTGCATCTGAAATCCCTTGATCCCAGGTTCAGGCATAGGGGCCTGACCAGTCAATGATTCCTGAGGAGCCGTCTGAAGGACTTCCATAGGAGTCTGTTGCACAGGAAGCCGTCGGAGACGCACATCCTCGACGCGATCCCAGTACAGTTTCACAAACCCTGATCCATACTTAACGGCTTCTTTGAGCGCATCGTAAAACGCGATCTGAAAATTTGATTTACGGAGTTCGTAGTCCACAACGTCTTGAATAAGACGCGCCTGAAGTTCATCCCCTGCTGGCCCCGCCGCCGTTTGAATTGGCGGATTAGGAGCCATCATGGTTTTGAAGATTTGAGAGGCGATGATTTCCACATTTTGGAAAGTAAGGTCAATAAACATCGTCGATTGCCACGGTTCTTTTGACGCTGCTCGCGCAGGATCGTAAATACCATGGAAGTTTCGGTCACACTTATTCCACTTCTCATGCAGGCGAGTGGAACGCCAGTCCCACGACTTTTTATAGAAGCCTTGAACGTAGCTTAGGAGTTCTTGTTTGCGTTGTTCGACGAGCCCATTTTCCATTTAGTTAGTCCTGATGTGTTTTGTACATACAGAGTTCTGTCCGACGGCTACGGGTTCTCCGCACTCGCATCTCAGTCCCAAATACCCTGATTCTTCTTTAAGAATAGCTTCAGTAAGAATCGTGGAGTCTTTGGGAGTGGCCTTTTTCTTCTTCAGCACTTCTTTCCTTTGGGCTTGGCTTTTTTTTTCATTGGAGGCTCCTTTCTTAGTACGTGCTGTCTAGCTTCTTATGCTGGTCAAGCTTCTGCTGGCTCGTCTTGAAAGAATCCGGGACTTCGTTTTGGCAGCAACCAGAATTGTCTCCACCTTCTGGAAGATGATGATTAAGTGCATCCTGCTGGCTCGTTGAGATCGGATCGAAATTACGCTGTTCTCCAGCCTGACCATTAGTCGCTGCAATTTTGAGTTTATTCGAAGCATCTGCGAGAGGATCGGGCCAGTTCGTCGAGGGGGAGTTGATTACGTTAGGCTGATTGACTTGAAGGTTATCTGCGACATCGCTCATTTGAGCCTCCTAAAATCCAGTTCTTAACTTCTCTTTTAAACATTCTTGGCAATACGACGTCCCTTCATACATTACGTCACACGGTTCAAAACAAACAATACATTTAAAAATTACAGAACTCGAATTTCTCTCGATGGGTTTTGTTTGTTCAACAACCTTTTCTATTGGTTTCCAATTCTTCACGCTACTTCTCCCACTCTTCGATCTAGTCTTTTCCATAATGGTTCAAACACATCCTCCGCTTCGATAAAAGTTCCTTTACCAACTCTATAAAGTGGAGTCCCGCGTTGTTCTCGTCGAGTTGGAGCATGGCGTTTTCCGCCGTTTGGCTGTGACATTTCGGGATTAAAGCAATCTGCAAGAGCGTCGAGCATATCGTCGTGCGAGTGAGAGTCGTCTAAACGGAATTGATAGATCTGCGTAAGGAACTTCGTCATATTCTTGTGGAGATGAATACTACGTGCTTCCCATCGGGGGACAAGACCGCCGATACGTGATTTGTCGATCTTGGATTTCGTATCTTTAATCTCGACGTATTTAAAATCCCATGAGTTTGCACGGATTCTGCGTTCATTGAACGTAAAGCTTATCGCATCGCCTTTCCTACGCTTTATCCCTACGTTATCTGGTTTCCAGATCTTAATGTCTTTAAAGAGTTCATCTACGATCATCCCTGGATCTTCTCGACGGATCTCTTTGGCTGAAAGAACGTAGCCATGATTTCCGTGCGTAAGACCAACTGTGATGATTGCTGTGGCGTCACCGTCTCCTTCTGTGTAAGCAGGATCACAGATCGTTGCCACGCACATAAACCGATCGCGGTCTGGAGCAACTTCGTACAGAGTCTCAAAGTCGCGTTTAAAGGGTTGTGTCGTAGGATCAATGCGTTCAAGCAGGAACTCACGTGCAAAGTTAAGAGAGCCCATTTCCTGACGACGAAACTCCAGAGTCTCCTTCGTGAACAACTCCGGGCAGAGTGGGACTCCGTTCTTATCCAGTGCAGGTTTCTTCCAGTGGGTATACATCGGATTGTTCTCTAGCTTCTGGAGCAGATCGTCAAAGTCGATGGGTGTTCCGATCGCATGAATCTGTGTCGTTGGCATTGCCATTCCGGTGATGATCCCGAACCATGCACGTTCCTGATCTTCTGGACTCATAGAACCCAAATCCTTCAGCACATCGTCTCCAATGATGCGTTTAGGATGCAGACCGCGTGAGGAGGTCCCGAACCCAAGACCCTTGATAACTCCGCCGTCAGCGAAGGTCAAGATGTCAGAACCCCAGATCTCTTTAGGAGTGGGACGAATCGGCGTTAAAAGCGGGTTATTCTCGACTTCGGTCTTAATGATTCTTATGAGTTCTCGAACCTGGTCTTCGGCGTAGGAGATGATGAGGTCTGAGGCTTTACCGCGAATCACGTCCCACAGAGGGACAGCGTAGCTCCAGAAGATGGACTTCCCATGACCGCGAGGGCATTGTGCGTCAGAACGCTTTTCGTTGAGGACGATTTTGTACCAGTCGTCGTAATGGGAGAACCATTTGAGGCGTTCCCCGGTCTTTGGATCTCGGAGGAACTTCACCATAAAATACTTGAGTGACGACTGAGCGAGAAGCCAAGCGGAGGATTCGGGGTTAAGTTCCTGCATACACCTTAGGCTTCGAGAGTTTGTAGCAGACTTGCGTAATGGACTCTGCCAAGTATTCAAGATCCGAAAGCATGAGCTGGTGGTGAATACCGACGTAGAAGCCTCTTGTGGTGGCTTCATATGCTACGGGGTAGTCTTTTGAGATGTCTCCGAATAGTGGTTGGTAGACGGGCTGTATAAGAAGCGGCATTAATGGGCGGGTCTCAATCCCAATCTTCTCAAGTTCAAGGCAGAACTCGTCTCTGTCAATAGAGTCGTCTTTAATAACGATTGGATACATCATGAAGGCATGTTCGCGATTAATGGGAATGGTGGGAGGAAGGTGCAAGTATCCATCAACCCCGTTCCACCAGACACCACTCAGCATATCTGTCAGGATCTTAGCGTTACAGCTTCGTTTCTTAATAATCCCTGCAAGACGATCAATTTGGGCGATCCCCATGGCAGCCTCAAACTCAGAGACGCGGGACGAATAACCTACACGGTGATACAAGAATCGTCGTTTAATGAGTTCTTTAGGGTCGTGAGATCCTTCAGAGACAGAACCGCCGCCAAGGAAGTAAGGATCGCGACCGTGGTTAGCGTATGAGCGCATGATCCGTTCATATTCTGAGTTGTTTGTCATGGCTAGACCACCAACCCCGGTAACGATCAAATGGCAGGAATAGGTGGAAAAGCAGGATATATCCCCGAACGTGCCAACCATTTTGTTTCGACGATCGCCTGTGTATCTCTCTCTGGATTCAAGACCATCAATCCACCGGGTTCCCATGGTTTCGCATGAATCCTCAATAATTTTGAGTCCTTCGCAAACGGTAAGGAGCTGATACATATCCGCCATGCGTCCAAACATATGAACGGGGATAATGGCTCTGGTTCTGTCGGTGCGAACCTCTTTCACCTTAGTAAAGTCGATATTCAAGTCAACGGGATCGACATCCACAAAAACGGGTTTAAGACCATTCTGGAGAATGACGTTCACGGTGGCAACGAAGGTCAAAGCAGGGACAAGCACCTCGTCACCATCCTGCCAGCCATGAACTTCTTTAAGCGTGGCAAGAGCGATTCTAAGGGCATCTGTGCCAGAATTCATTAAGACTGCGTGTTTAGATTCGTGCAGGGAAGCGAACTTCTCTTCGAATTCTTTAACTTTAGGGCCTGGTGATACCCATCCTGAGGTAAGAACATCAGAAACCTGTTTAATTTCTTCTTCGCCGATATCGACGCATCCAACAGGTATTTTCCAATTAAGCGGCAATTTCGCCATCCACAACGTTCGCCTGAAGATCCGCGAACTCTTTAAGCTTCTGCATGGTCTCAACCGACAATTTAGGCATGTTAAACACGTTCTGTTGAATATTAACGGTAGCTGTGCTTTTGAACGCTCCGATGATCTTAGCGACGCGATCCAAGCTCTTATGCTGAGAATCGGTTAAAGTCTCAACTTCGATGTTTTCCATGTCTTTAGCCAAGATTCGCTCTTGAGTAGCTTCTTTAGCCAGAGCCATGATACGTGCATCTTCGACTTTAAAGTACTGAAGCTTCTTAAACGTGCGCTCTAACTGTTCAGGAGATAAGTCAGACTTCGAAGCAACAACCGCGTCATCCCATTTATTATCAGCCCATAACCTCAAAAACCGTAAATCATGCAGATTAAGCTTTGAAATGTGCTTCCTGGAATCAAAACTAGACTGATCCAACAATTCACCAGCATCATCAAACTTATGCGGAACATAAGCAGATCGGCCCACTCGCTTAATCTTTCTCGATTTATCACTTAAAGACCGAGAAATCCCCTCAATCTCTTTCATTTCATCCATTGATCTATTATTAACAGTTCCTTTCAACAATTACAAATTATCGACTTAGAATCTGTAAATAGAAAAAATTTTGAAAAGTGGAAATATAAAAAAAAATTCTGAGGAGACTCTATAAATATAAAAAATTTCTGGGGAGACTGGTTATTATAATAATCAACGAACACGATTACGACTCACTTTCTTCTGATTATTATGCTGTTCATCGAGTCTGCGCCAGTGTTCAATCCATTGACTTGCAGTTTTGTTATCAAGCGTGGAATTCCAAAAGCGTTGATTATCAATTGTTTTAGATACAGACGATTGATAAGCTATATTATGCTTCGTTTTTATTTGTTTGATTTCTAGATATGAATCAATCATCTTATCCTGTTTCTTGGGCATTAAGGCCTAGTTCTTCTATTCTTTCAGTGAAGCATGTAGTTTTCATGTTTTCTTGGACATCAACTCTGTAGGTTGTTTGTTCCTTGCGATTACATTTCCGACATTTCTGAATAGTCACCCAGTTAAAACGATCTTTGAATACTTTATTGACCGACTGCCAGCGGTGTTTACATGGAGTGAACATATTACCTCGAACTTTCAGCGTCAACTACTTGGAATTAGAATAGGGCCCCCAACCTTCCTTTAATGGTTCCCTGTCCCCCTACTATCATCATTGCGGTTTGCATCTGGGCGATTTATCCATGCACCGGAATTCGTGTTCGATGGACTCCTAGTCGCCTTGTCTGACGGCCCGCAATAGCCTGGTATTACGCGCCTAGTCTATCATCTCTTTCGGTTTTGTCAAGCTATGAGGACAGATACGTGAGAACCTGCTAGCCCAATTACAGTTCATACATAATAACCTCAATGTGTCCTTAGGCCAACCAAGCTTCTTTAATGCGCTTAGAAAGTTAGTCCCACCTCCGCCTATACTCTTTCTATGTTCTTGCCCATCATTTCGAATGTGATCTATCGTTAAAAACTCCGTAGTGGACTCCCCGCAGCAGACGCATTCTCCTCCATAAGCCTCAACCATCTCATCACGCAACCTTATCCTGCGCCGCTTCTGCGCCGCCCTGTTATCTGCCCATTTGTCCGGGTTGTTCTTTCTCCATGCCTCTGTTATTTCTATCTTGCGCCTCTTGAATTCCTCTGTTTTATTCATGCTAATAGGATAACATATTATACCAGCATTATCAACCATGCGTCCCGCTTACTCTATTAAGGATACTGTGAAACGTTGTGTTAAATGTTATAGCCCGTTGTTATGTAACACTCTTATTTTTCTCCCTTGTGTTTTCCATTAATTTATTTGTATCATCTACACATGGAATTAAATAAATCAGCGTTTACCGTCGATGAAAATAAATTAAAATACTTGTTGACAATGTACAAAACATCTGTTAAACTTGTTGTGTAGCAGACGGACGGGATGGACTCCCGATAAAAAGAAAAGAGGATAAACAAAATGAAATTCTTAATCATAGCCCTCACACTCTCCGCCGAAATCCCCTTGCAGACTCCCCCACAAACGCCAGCCCCAATCTGTTCCGGGGTAGATTGTATTCAGGAGGTTGCCCGATGAACATCCATGATATGCGCTCAGCCGTACTAGCCGCGCTCATGGTTCTTGAGGATAAAGGGATTGAGTCTCATGCCCCTGTCATGCAAAACCTTGAAAAGCTCTTGATACAAATCGACGTTATCGAATCATCCAAAATTCAGGAGGTGTCAAAGTGAAAAACTACAAAGAGGAAATCGAAAAAGACATTCGCGCTAAGTTCACAATCTACATGGATTCTTACGGGTATCGCGCCGCAAAAGAATTCGCCGCTGATTTAGCCTATCAGGCAGAGGTTCATAAACGCTACTTGAAACATGAACTGTATTTAAAATCCAAAATTCAGGAGGTCAAATAGCCATGGCTAGCACAATCGCCAAAACCGTAGACGGTATCCGACGGCTTAACACCAAAGTGGAAGCAATGGGCGATCAGTTCTACGTCACCCTTTACGAAACGATGGTCTACTCAGAGGATAAATACTCAATCACCCTCAATAGCGGCGGTTGGATCACTCCTACCACCACAAGCAGAATTCGCCAAGCATTGCGCCATCGAGGCCATCCCCACAACGTGAACATTAAAAACGGTGTCATGCATTGCGACGGTAAACCATTCGTCAATAATATCTATGTCATTTCTAAGGGGGCCTAACATGATCCGCCAAGACGACCGCACGGAAGAACAAAAGAAAACGCATATCTGGGGTGTTGTTGGGCGAGACTCGTTCCTCTCAGGATGGGGCGGGGCGTCCGGCGGTTATAGTCGGGCCGCTTGGGCATGTGGCCCGGACGTAAACGCCGATCGCGTAGAACGATGGGTTAGATCGCGTGGCGATATGAAGTATGTCACGGTTGTCGATCTTTCAACCTATCGACCGCCAAGAGGAACGGCGCACTTTCATATCTACGTCGTCGATCCGTTGCATAGAGCCGCAACATATTAAAGGGGGATAAAATGGACACCAAAATACACAAAAATAATCAGTATTGCGCCGGGCCTCAATGCGATTGTGGCTATAAATCTACTCAACACACGCCGGGGCCGTGGAATTCTGACACTCATATAAACCCACGTAATGTTTATGCGGGCGATTTAATCGTAGCCGTCTGCCAATACGTTGACGGAACCGATGCGGAAGTTAATGCAAACGCCGCCTTCATCGTCCGTGCGGTCAATTCGCATGATGAATTGGTAGGACTACTACAACATTGCCGTGAATACTTAGGTGGCTATGCTGAAAAACCAGACATGGCCGTGATAGCTAAAGCTCTCGCCAAAGCTACGGGGGGAAAATAACATGAAATGTCAAAAATGTAACCGTCTTTTTGTTCAGAAAGGAAAAAGGTGGTGCGCCTCTTGCTCTTCTGGAATGACTCTAGAGCAAAAAATTCAAGCGCAACGGGATCACAAAGCATTGCTAGAAAAACGGATGGAAAAAATTAGATTGGATTATGAAAAAGCAAACGCAATTTTTGGGGGAAAATAATGGATACCATCTTAACCGGTTGCATGAAGTGCCCACAATGTCACGAACTACCCGTAATAGTTATCAACTCGCATTGCCCTATGCCCTACATGCTCGTTTGTGAGCGTCACGGGCACGCCGCAATGGGCTCGAACAAAAAACAGTTGATAGACCACTGGAATTACTATATCGAAGGGCTCTTAACCGTGTTGCCTGATACTCTCAGAAGTCACAAGCTATCCAAAGTCGAAGAGGCGATCTTTAATGCAACGCATGGAATTATGAAAGGGGAACTATGAAAATATACCAAGCATTGATATATACATTCATCGTCTTTGCCTTTGGGGCTTGTTTTGGGGCCCATATGGTACGAGTAGCTCAAAAGCATGAGATGCAGGCCTTAAACCGAGAGAATGAGGCCTTCCAGCGCAATATAGAAGTGTTGCGGGCGTCAATCTACCAATGTTCCGCTGAAAATGACGCGCTTAGGGGGATTAAATGATCACTTCAGGCATTGCACTAGCAATAGTTTTGATCGTTGTCATTTCGCATATTGGGATTCTGGTCTACACACCACATAAAAAATTCGACGACGAGGAGAACGATCAATGAAACTCTATCTACTGATCCCGATTCTTATCCTTAGCGGTTGCGCCACACTCCAGCAGAAATACGTCGGCGCAGAAGTTACGACGATCCTTGATAGCTATGGTATTCCCAATTCGCGAATGGAATATGATGACGGTGAATTATGGGAATACATTGATCGTTGCAATTCAGGCGCGGTAGTCATGCCAGGTTATGGCGGTTATCCGATTGCCTTTTCAAACAATCGTTGCCGCCACACAACTTTCAGAATCCGAAATGGTTTTATCGTCGAAGCGAATGAGAAAACAAGATGAACAACTTGACAAAATCGCTCGCGCTTATTATCTTGCTCTCGTGAGCGAACGATATGATTTTTACCCAGAATACAATTTTCCTCCGGGCGACTCGTCATGTCGTTTGCTCACACAACCGCCTAACAGTGCCCGGAGGGTTTCTATATGAGCGAGTGGATTAAGTCGAATACGGATCTTTCCGATCATCCAAAGACATACGTCCTTAGTTCTTTGCTTTCCGTCCCTGTCCCGTACGTAATCGGGACGTTGCACCTTCTTTGGTATTTCACATTAAAATTTGCTTGGGAGGATGGGGATCTGTCACGCTTTGGGCCAATAGCAGTTTCTAGAGCTTGCCAATGGGATAAAGATCCAAATATATTAATCGAAGCATTACAAAAAGCAAAATTCCTTGATGAAATGAAAGTACACGATTGGCATGATTTTGCTGGTAGATTAGTTAAGGATAGAATACGTTATAAAGAGCATAACGTACGCAATACGTCCGTAATACGTCCGGAACCCGTATCCAAGAGTAGAGTAGAGAAGAGTAGAGTAGAGTATCTACCGCAACAAGAGCCTTCTTTACCTGCGGTAAAGCAAACAAAGAGCCATTTTGTTAAACCAACGGCTACGGAAGCATCAGAATACGCCAGAAGCATAGGTTTTGAATTAGACGGAAGCAATTTCGTCGATCACTATGATGCAAGAGGATGGCAGTTCAAAAACAGCCAACCGATGAAAGATTGGAAAGCGGCAGTTAGAACATGGAAGAAAAACAATATAAAAGTTGTTCAAAAGAAAAATGATTCTCCAGCATGGATGAACCAATGACAACAGAACGACTCATAAAACGAGAAGCGGAATTAGCCTCTTACGATGGTTCTGATCGGGTTGTTTCTTCGATTGTGTTTTCTCATATGTTGGCTTCTTTACCGCATACGGTTAAGTTGTTGACAGGAATAAAGACTCTGGACGAGGCGATTGATGGATTTGAAGCCGGGGAGTTGATCGTTATTTCAGGGCCTACGGCAATGGGTAAAACGACTCTATGCGATACCATTGTTGATAATCTAAACGCTGTAAATAAAAAATCGCTATTCTTCACGTTTGAAGTGACACCAGCTAAGATGATTCAGAACCACAAAGACCCGGAAAATTGCGTTTATCTCCCTCTTGAACATAAAGCTATGGATCTTCGCTGGCTACGTGATCGAGTCGAAGAAGCAAAGCTGAAGTTTGAAATTAGTGCTGTTTTCATCGACCATCTGCATTACGTTATCGACATGACATCCAACAAGAACATGAGTCTTGAGATCGGGGCAACGATGCGTTTTCTAAAACGTGACATTGCGCTTGCTCTGAATATCCCGGTTTTCATTGTCTGCCATGCGTCTAAAGTCCCGTTAGATCAAGAGCCTTCGATGCACCATCTCCGAGATTCGTCTTTTGTTGCCCAGGAAGCGGATTCTGTTTTGATCGTGTTTAGACGTTTCGACAAAGACTATACAGGAGCCCCACAATCCACAATGCTACAAGGACTATCTACGATAAAAGTAGACAAAGCGCGTCGTACCGGATCTATGGGCGTAAAAGTGAAAGTTCGCAAAGAAGGCCATCGTCTAATTGAGTCAATCGGAGAACCCGAGGAGGATAAAAATGACAGTCAAGAACTTACGAAAAGAGCTACACGCTACGGTAAACGATATGGAGGAGATTAGTATGGGAGATATTTATAGAGTGAATACTTTTTCACGACGAGAGTTGATGAAAACAAATACGCGAGAACTCACCGCTTTAGTTTGCTCATTTATAAATCCAGCGCAACACGTAGAATTCGCTAGACATCTCGAAGAATACGACCACTTAGCGATTGACTGGGTTTCGTCAAATACCCTGGACTGGGATGGCTCAATGGTAGACAAACAGGCAAATAAGATTATTGAAAAATTAAGTAAAAATTCCGTTGATATTATAAGTTAAATAATGTATAAAAGATTGAGGGCTTAACAAATGGATCTAAATTTTCTCCCTGCGTCTGAAATCCAGAAGTCCACTGGCCCTCGTCAGGCGCAGGGCTCTATTTTAAAGTCACAAAATACAGGAGAACAACATGGCAGAACCGTTAGTTAAAATCGAGGACTTAAAAGTTGTGAAGCGTTCCAAGTGGGACGATTCTATCGACGGAGCAATCGGCGATTGGCAGGAAGGGTACGGCGTTCCATTCGAAGGCGTTAAGGTTCAATCGCTTCTTAATCGCTTCTATAAGCTACAGCGTGAAGGAAAGATTGATAAAGCGTTCAGAATTACAGTTAAAAAAGGCGTTGCTTATCTAATTAAGAAGTAAAAAGGGGATATAAATGGACGACATAGCTGAAGTGATCGAAAATACGCAAGAATTGACTGTAAAAGAGCCGGGAAATCAGGTTTATACTGAATCCCGGCAAATGGGCAAGCGTTTTGGGAGTGATTTTGCTCCTAAAAACTTGGATGAGCTTATCAAGCTGTC